ATCATCACAAAATTCTTTTAAATATGTGAATAGACCTAGATATAATTTATTAGTGTTTAAGTTGAATAGACGAATATATCCGTCCCAAAATCTTTTACGAACTGCAGGTATAAAACTAGCACCAGGAACTTTGAACTTAAAGAATTCTGAAAGTTCTTTTCTGATTGAATCTTCTGCTGATATGAATAGGTATACTTCGTCTGCTTTAGCGACTACGACCCTGCCATGAATTTTCGCCATTCTATAATATTCTTTATTGTTTGGTGTCTCCAAGTTATTTGTGACACTACATCTTGTAAATAATCAACTGTTATTCTTAGATATTCTATTTTATCATTTAAATCTTGTATGTCTTTATCTGCACCTGTGAATTTATCATAGTCTGACTTAAGAACTGTTAGACCATCAAAAGGGTCATAATCCCATTTGTTATGTTCTATATCCTCTTTAGACATTTTACCTGTATACCATAACCACTTATCTTTATTCAGTTCTTTCATCATTCTTTCATGACGAATGAGTTCTAATTTTTTATTAGAAAGTATTTCAGTATACTTAGCATGAAGTCTAGGGACTTGTAATGATGATGCATCAAGTTCGATATCGTCAATCCCCGAATCGTCTTTCCACATCTTTTGAATTTCTTTTAGAGTCATACTATAATTATATCACGAAACCTGTATAGGTCAATTAAGTGCTTGTTTTTACTTTAAATTGTGTGTATCTTAATGTTAGTTCAGAAACAGCATACTCAACACCTTGAGCATCAGATGCAAATTCTACACCACTTAAACCTGTTGGAAAAGTATCTTCAAACATATATTCTATATTAGCATTATTAGAAGATGTATTTACTATAAGTGTAGCATCCGAATACATATTTTCAAAAGATGCTGAACTAAAACCACCTTTTGGTGTCTTTTTAGAATCAACTAGATTCATAAAATCATCTGTATCACTACCAGGTCCTAAAGCTATAATCCAATTAAATATTTCTATATAATTTGTCATATCTTCATCAACTACAAATTTGACAACTAAAGGGTCAAATTCTATTTTATCACCTGGTAAATATGAATTGATTGCTAAAGTGTTAGTATGAAGTGCTTCTGAAAAATTTACACCAGGTAATGTTACACCTGTTGCAAAATATCTTGTTTTAGGTAGTTTATTAATCTGTAAATCAAAATTTACAGGACTTAAATAATTTAAATTAGTCGGTTGGTCTGATTGCCATTGTGCTTGTGCCATATTATTCTTTTATCCCTAAAACATAGTTTTCAGCTGCATTCTCAGCATATATTTCACTATGTCCTTTGTAAAGTTCGTCTTTTTGCCATACATTATCTTTCCACATTCTAATACCATAAGAACCATTCTTTACACCAACTTCAGCTTTTTTATTTTCATTCATATATGAATGTATAATGTTATCAAATTGAATTATCATATTATTATTTATAACAAAGGGAGTATGAACTCCCTTGTTTTTTACATTTACTTTTCAGTTACAAAGTCATTTAAAACTCTTGCAGTAGAAATTACTTCTTCTACAGACATATATTGTTCACCTAATGGTCTTTTATCATTAGGGAATGTATCATTGTGAACATGAACAGCTTCATTCTCTCTCTGGATATTTCCAGATAAGATACCTTCAGCTAAACAAAGTAAATCGGCTCTTATTTCATAACCTGTTTTATTAGAAGTTGACATAATTTATCCTCCTGTGTGTATGTGTGTTAATGTCAATTATATTTATAACAAAAAAAAGAGCTCCGAAGAGCTCTTTGAAATCAGTTATGATTTAGATTACTACGACTTATAGAAGATTTAATACTTCGAAAGACCTGTAGTAAGAGTTAGTGTTAACTGTAGCCAATCCATCAGCCGGAGTTGAACCTACGAATGGGTTTGAAACCATACCGTATCTTGTTTTAAATCCGATTTTTGGTTGGAAAGTATCTTCACCAACTGCACGAACCATTTGTAATGGTACATAAGGACAATAGAATAGTCCAGCGTCAAAAGGATTACTTCCTCTATAACCGACTGTTACATATCCTTCACCAGCACTAACGCCTGTAGGTCTTTGAGACGCACTTGCGTAATATGGGTCGATATACACTTTGATGCTGCCATTTAACACACCAGCAAAAGTGTTTCCTGTGTCATCAACAGTTAATCCTGTTGATAATGCAGGAGCGTAGTCTAATACACCAGCCATTGCTAGAGCTGAAGCTACATCACTAGAACATAAGATAAAGTTACCTTTACCTCTTCTTGTTTGTCGTGCTATAACATTAGCATTTCTTTCAATGTGGTACATAAGACCTTTGAATTTTTCAACTGACCATCTACCTGATGAGTCAACATCTAGGTTAAATTGTCCGTTTACAGAAGTACCTGTTAGGTTACTTTCTGAAGCAAGACCTTCAATCTTAGCTTGTGAGTTAACAGTTCTAACAACTTCTCTGTTGATTTCCGCAAGGATTTCACCAGAAAGAATGTTTGCTAATTCTGTTTCTGCATCTAAACCATGAATTGCTTTAAGGTCTTGAGCAAGTTCGATTGTATACTCAGCTTTTAGCGCTCTGCTTTTAGCTGTAACTGTAGCTTTCTCGATTGTGAAAGACATTTCAGGAATTGTAGAATCAATCTCAGCAGTAGCTGTTGCTGTACCTGTACCTGTAGTATAAGCTGACTGAATAGCTGTATTAGCTGAACCAGATGCAAATGGGTCTGTACCCGCATGAGTACCTGAACCAGCGAAATCTGTATCAGCTTCATTAAATAAAGCTTCAGTTCTATCAACTGCAGTTGTTGAGTCAACATATCTTGCTTTCATAGCAAAGATAAGACCTGTAGGTCCTGTCATTGGCTGAACACCGCAGATGTCATATGCTACCAAGTTTGGCATAGCTCTTCTGACTAAAGAGATTAAGATTGGGTCCCAATTAGCTGCTGTTGCAGTAACACCACCAGGTGTACCAGCTACAGTACCTGTTCCGGCACCTAAACCTTCTTCTAAAGCTCCTCTTTCTTCTTGAATTGCTCTTTCTTGGTTTTCAAGAATAACGGAAGTAACAGCTCTTTTATAAGAGTCTTCGATTTTTGGTAAATCTGAATGCTCTAGAACTGGCTGCCATTTTTCTTGTAAGTTTTCTGACATAAACATTTTGTTTATTCCCCTTTTTTAATTACTTCTCTAAAGAAGCAAATTTTGATAATGCACTAGTATATCTGCTCATGCTGTCATTTACAGGTACATCTTTTGCACTTGAAAAATCTGCATCGCTACTAGCCACAGTACTATCGTCAGAGACAGCTTCCATCTTTTCGCTTCCGAAATAAGATTCTTTTAATGTTGAAACTTTCTCTACGAAATTTTCTACATTTTCGAAATCTACATCTTCACTTAAAGATTTTAACTTCTCTACCTGAGTATCAGCTAAATCATTACTGGCTTCGCTGATAATTTTTTCACGCTGAAGTTCTTCGATATCTTGTTGAGCTGTGATGTTGTTAGCAACTTCTTCGTTCAACTTATCTTCCATTTCGTCAAGTCTGTTTGCTAGTTCTTCAACTACATCAAACTTGTCTTCTGGTACTTCAACATAATGTTCTTCAAACAGTTTTTTCAAACCGTTGATGAAATCTTCTGTCAACTCGGACTTTAATCCTCGTTCTACAGCTAATTCATTTTCTGATATCCAACTTTCAGAAACATAGTTTAAGTAAGAATCAACTTTTTCAGTTAAATCATCTTTGATTTCTTCAACTTTCTTTTCTAATTCTTCTTCTAATTCTGTTTCTTTAGTATCAACTATTTCTTTCACTTTAGCTGATACAGCTGCTTCAAAAATTGTTTTAGCTTTGTTTTTGAAATCTTCTGATAAATCTTCATCTGAAACAAGAGCTTCAATGTCATCTGTCATGTCGATAGACTCTTTCATGTCGTCTTCGTCATCATCTTCCATTTCATCCATGTCTTCATCATCTTTGTCATCCATTTCTTTTGTAGATTTCTTAGACTCTTTCATGTCGTCTTCGTCATCTTTGTCATCCATGGCATTAAGTTTTTCTTTATCCATGTCATCCATTTCTTTGAATGCTTTTTTGATTTCTTTTATTGATTTATCTTTTAGAGATTCAACTACACCTCTAATAAGTGCATTACGACTTAGTGACTCAACTTTGTTTTCATCGCCATCTTCGTCTTCATCCATTTCAGGCATTTCGCCTACGATTTTAGAATAACTAGCTTTTAATTGCTCTTTATTCATATCTTTCATTTTGTCAACCATTGCTTTCATAAGTTTAGGTTTAGACTCGTCCATTTCAGGCATTTCATCTAATTCTTCGACTTCTTCGAAATTCACTGGTTTTCCTTTTTCAACTTTGGTTTCACCGTCTTTGAGTTCTTCACCTTTTTCAGAAGCTTCTTTACCACCAGGTATTTTAGCTTTCTTAGTAGCATCACCAGCTTTTTCTACTGCTTTACTATCATGTTCAGGTGCTTTTTCATCAGGCTTTACTTTAGCAGCTCCATCACCCTTAGGCTCTGTAGCTTCTGAAATAACCTCAGTTATTGTGTTTTCTAAACTTGACATTTTAGATAACTCCTCTTTCAAATAAATTTATTAATAAATTGATTATTAATTAGTATTTATATATTATAGATTTTTCAAAAAGTCATTAAATACATTTAATTTAACTTCTTGTAATTTTTGTGTTTTAGCTCTTCTAATTTGATGTTTATAATCTTCAATTTTCTGAGCTTTTATCACACCATTATCCCAAATCCACTCTACTCCTTCCATAACACCATCTACGAAAGCGTCAGGAGCAGACGGGTCTGCTACGATATCAGCAGCTGTTGCTAACTGAAAATCTGATTGAACCATTTGAGCACCACCACTTTTATTGGAAGGTTTCAATGTTCCCATACCCCTACTAGATACACCTAGTTTCGCACCATCGTCAAGAAGATTCTCAACTATTTTTCCCATAGGAGTGGATAAAATTTTTGCTTTTCCCACAAAATTATTACCGTCTTGTTCTAGACTTGTAATCATGTGAGATGTTCTTTCTAAATTGATTGTAGGTCCTTCTGGATGCCCTAACTCTCCATAAGCTCTACTTTGTTTGATATACTGTTCGTTATATCTTTTAACTTCTTTTTTCATTACCTCAAGAGGATATATACGACCATTTTTATTTTTAAGTTCAGCTTGAAGCATTACACCTTCTATAAATCTATGTTTCTTACCTGTTTTAGGGTCTTCTTCTATGAGATAGTTTACTTCATCTGACCATTGTTCTGATATTAATTTCATTTTTACCTCTTGTTAATTACTCCTACAAAGCATTATAGATATCATCATGATTAGTATATATTTCTTTTGAAACTCTCATAAGACTATCAAAAATATCCATTCTTATATCTATTAGACCTTTAGGCATGTGTCCTAATGCTTTATGAAGACCTATGATGTGTTTCAACCCATTAACATGCGCTTTCATTCCAAGTTTGTTTGCGAGATGAAGTAAAGAACCGTTATGGTCGTTTCTATTAGTCAACTGTGCAATCTTTTTTACATCTGCTGCTGGAAGTTCTTTGTTTGGTTTTTCAGTAAGTTTTCTTTTACTTTCTTCTGTTATTGTATTTGGTGTCGCTTTCTCAACCATTTGTTTGAGAAGACTTACACCTTCTTCAATATCTTCACCCATAAGTTTAACGAACTGTTCAGCTGATTTTTTAGCTGTATTCATATCTTTAAATACACCTAATTCTTCAAAATCTCTTGATGATTTTGGTTTTACAAATACACGAATTTTTTTAGAACCTTTCTTTTCAGCATGATAAGCTATTTCTGTATTCTTCATTTTTGTTGAAGATATATGATTTTTCTTATCTTGTTTATAGGTTATTTCGTCTAATTGTTTTTTAAGTTCGTTAAATGTTTTCATTAGTCTTCTTCTGTTGTTTGTTGGTGGTTTAACCAATCAAGTTGCATTTCAACTCTTTTCAAATCAATAGCATCTAACTGTTTGTCTTGCATTACATTTTTAAATGTTTCACCAGCTTCAACATGATTACTGTCTACTATCTGATTTACAAGTTCTCTAGTTTTATCTACCATCATAATCTCCTATTTAAAAATTTAAATCGTCCTCTCCGCCGTCTTCTCCTCCACCTTCTGATTGAATTTCATTATTCATCTGTTCAATCTCAGCTTCTGATTGTCTAAGTACATTCTTTCTTATCCAAGATTCAGAATAATACTTACCAACGAATTGGTCTAATTGTTCTAGAGAATTGACTCTTTCTCTCAATATCTCCGCTTCTTTGAGTTCTACAAAATGACCATCTTTCTGAAAGTCATAACTTATATACTCTTTTGACTTTTTCCAATCATCTTCTGTTACTATATTTTTAAGTATCAGTTGAGTTCTTAAAATATCGTCAAATACTCTAGAGAATTTTATTCTAAGTCTATCAATAAATCTTGAAAACTTAACTTCATCTCTAGAAATCTCTGTCGCTCTACCAATAGCGAACGCAGTTTCTGTCTCTAATCTAGAAATTGGTACATTAAGAGACTTGTACAATTTCTTTTGAAAATATAATATATCTTCAATCTCACCAAGATTCTGACCACCCGGTAGTGTGCTAATCTCGGTTCCTCGGCCTCCTTCTCTCCTTGGTAGCCAAAAATCTTCAAGCATATTCATATGCTTTCTATCGTCTTTAATCTCACCTGTGTCAGCATTGTATACTAACTTATTACGATAACTTGTTTGTACTTCTTTTAAATACTGTTCAGCTCTCGCTTTAGGTAGATTACCTACATCAATGTAGAAGATTCTTCTTTCTGGTGCTCTTGATATTCTGTAAATAACAAGTGCATCTTCTAACATTCTTAGTTGGTTTACAGCTTTCATAGCTTTGTGTAAATAACCAACTACTACTTTTTGGTTGTAATCTAATAGTCCAGATGTTACATGAGTTATTGCATCAGGACTAATTCTTACTGTTTGACCTGTGTTATTACCACTTTTGTCAAAACCTTCGTCATTAAATAAGTAGTATTCATCTACTGCTTTAACAACTTCTACATTTGTCTTTTCATCTTTTTTAGTTTCAATTTCACGAATTTTACGAACTTTTTGAGGGTCAATACCTCTTAATCCTTGAATACCTTTTTTAGTATTACTAGAATCCACCATTTTATGAAAGTAGATTCTACCATCGACATACCATTTTCTAAATATGTCATGAGAAAGTTCTCTAAAACCTAATAAAGATAAAACTTCATCAAACTCTGTACGAATTTTTTCTTTAGTGCTATCACTAAATGTTTTCACCCTATCTAAATTAATAGATACAGGAGCATCTAAGTCATTTGAAGAAATAGCTTCGTTGACTATATCTTCAATTGCTGCATCACATTCTGGAACAAGAGACATTGTTCTATATCTTGTAACTAGGTCGGCTTCGTTCTTAACTCCACCTTCCATGTCAATATATTGACCAATAACTCCACCGGTGGATGCAAAACCACCCATACCATCTGCTTTACCAATTTCAATGGTACTACCATCATCATGAGGTGGGACGAAGCTTTTTGCTTTAGCTTCGTCTCCTAATTTCCTCTTTATCTCTAATCCAAATAATTCCATACTAATATTTATACCCTTTCAAAAGAGCTCTTTTTAAAGAGTTCTTTCAAAGTGTGAATAACAGAACTCAACATCAAAAGTTTCAACAGCGTCTCCACCTTCAGTATCTAATTCAATCTGACCTAAATTGGTTGGCCACATATTGAAAAACTCGTATGTTGCAATAACTGAATCATCTCTACCTAATTGAGATACAGTAGCTTTATCTACCATATACTCATATCCAACAGGTCCTACACTTGAATCTAATGGAATAATATCTTGCATCCATTCTTCAATTGCATTTCTTGCTGAAAATTCAGTATCATTGTAGATTCCTACTGTCCAATTTTCAAAAGTTCTGTCTCCTGCTAATTTAACAGTCAAACCTTTGTATTTAATTTCTAAAGGCTCAATAACTTGTCCAGGTAAAGCTGCTGTCTTACATAAAAACTGAATCTTACTACCTGTTCTTGGTATGAATACCTCGAATCTGTTATTTCTTGGTCCAGCACCGACTAAGTTGGCTTTGAATTGGTTTATTGTTGCCATTTTCTATTCCTCCTTATACGCTAGATTCTTGAGCTGCATTGTTAGGTCCATAGACTTCTTCGAAATCTACACCACTTCTTGATGCTACAAAAGTTAATGTTATGAAATTGATAGCTCTCGCTGGCTTCACAAATATTGAAGCTACAAATTGAGATGCATCAATAACAGCTGATGTGTTATTAGTCTCGTCGCAGATAACTTGATAATCAAAAATACCTCGTCTACCTTGAACTTGTCTTAAGAAAGGTTCAATAGCTGCTCTGAAATTAGCTCTTGTAAATGAATCGTTATATTCAAATAATTGGAACTTAGCTGCTGTTGAAATAGCTTTCTCTAACACTATGAACAATCTACGAACATTAATTCTTGAGAATGCACTATTTTCATTTGCAATTAGT